GTACCACTAACGTGGAATGCTGTGGCAGGACTGGATGTTCCTACACCGAATTTATAACCAGCGGTTCTAACATATAAGTTAGCATTATCGTTCATCAAATGTAAATTTTGACTTGCTATAATGTGGTCAGTTTGAAATCTTATATTACTTCCATCACCAGCATCTAAACGCATCACGTAACCGTTAGTAGATGTATTTTTAAATCGAACAACCTCAGTTGAAATATCTTCATATACATCTAACGCATAACTAGGGCTCGTTGTGCCTATACCTATTTTAGCTGGCGAACCTACAATGTTTAAATTATTACTATGTAAAGAACTATTAGGTCCTAAAGATATAGCACTATTTTCCGTATTAATATATCTATTAGTGTCATCATCTGACAGTTGTATAGTTGCTCTGTTATCAGTCGAGGTAAACCTAGATACTATATCAATACCAGCTGAGTTTACATCCAATTTTCTAACAGGTGAAGATTCACCTATACCTAAATATCCATCTTTATTAAGACGCATAGCTTCAGAACCACTAACATAGAATGATGTTACACCGTGGTCGTAAGTAGTTGCATTTTTATCTAACTGTCCTATTTTGAATTCAGATAAACCTACATTTGGAGTAGCATTTTTAAGATATTGTAAAGAAACTGCAAAATTCCAATTGTGTGAATATCCTAGTGTAAGCTTAGGATTACCACTGTTACCCATAAGCCAAAGGTTACCTTGGCCGTAACCTAACAGCTGAACGTTGCTACCATCTAATTCGATACCATCTTCAAATCGGGCTGCGTAACCGTTAGAACCTTCTACAACGTGTAGTTTTCTAGAAGGTGAAGTTGTGCCTATACCTAAATTACCTTCAGAGGTAAGACGCATAATCTCAGTACCACCAACATCAGCAGAACCTATCTCCCAACTATATCCACCATAAGTAGCATTACTTCCGTGTTCACTAAATCTAACAGCTCTTGCGTTCCCTACTGCTATTGATACTCCTGTTGAGTAGTTTTCTGTTGCACTTCTTGATTCAAGGACTATCTGAGATGCAGCTCCACTAGTCGCTACGTGTAATTGTCCTGTTGGGGTAATTGTACCTATACCTACTCTGTTTTCAGAAGAGTCTACAAATAAAGTACCACTGTCCCAATTTAAATCTCCTGTGCCTCCCGTCAAAGCGGTTAATGTTCCAAGACTTGTTAATGAAGAACCTACAACTGTAGAACCTAAAGTTGTTTGATTCAAAACGTTGTTACCGTTAATCCTAAATGATTTACCAGATGCAAGTTCAAAGCTTTCTGAAGATGTCCAAGAATCAGTTGAATCTATCCAGTTAATTGTTTTATCAGTGGTCCCTTTTAATGTAATACCTCCACCATCGGCGGTTACATCAGTAGGAGTACTAACCACACCCATCTCAATGTTTTTGTCTTTGACACTAAGGGTTGTACTGTCAATTGTAGTTGTTGTTCCTGATACTGTTAAGTTGCCTGTTATTAGTGCGTCTCCTCCAACGTGTAATTTGTTAGTAGGGTTGAGTACACCACCTATGCCCACATTACTACCTGATACAACTAATGCATTTGTTAATCCACTGTCAGTCATAGTTTTAAATCTTATGACTCCTTCTTCGCTAGTGTTAGCTACTGTAGCCGACTGAACTAATATATCTGCATAGGTAGTATCATTATCACCACTATCCTTACCTGTAAAAGTAATTTGACCAATTTCATCTCCATCAGCTGGACTACTACTATCTTTATTAAAAATTAATTGTGATGCATTAGCATTGGCGTTAGTATTTTCCATTGTAAAAATAGGTCTAGCGTCAGTAGCAGATGTTAATTTTAATTGGGGACCTGAGCTAGTCGTAAAGGTAAATAAAGAACTACCCGCAAAAGAACCGCCATCATTATATTGAATTTGACTGGTGCTACCACCCGGCGAAACGACAGTGTCAGCTGTTAAATCAACTTCACTTATATCGTATGACCTCCAATACAATTTACCGTCACTTTTACTGTAAATGTATCCTTTACCATCCGCAGGTTGAGATGGTGTACTTGATTCTGAAGTTAATGACATTTTACCTGCTACAGATAACTTAGAAATCGGGCCGGTGTCTCCTATACCTACATTACCAGCAGAGTCAATACGCATTCTTTCTGAAACAGTATTAGCTCCAGCTGCTGCTGTTGAAAACATTAATCTTCCGGGTGTTGTGTCTGTTGCTAACGTTCCTTCTACAGCTGCACTAATTGTAGCTGCTCTATTATCGTAATCTCCTTTATAAGGTTGAAAAGTCAAGTTACCTATTAAATCTCCTGAAGATAAATCGCCAGTAGTTCTTTTCCTTTGAATGTATAAACTTGGACCATAAATTGCACTATTAGTATTTTCACGTCTAATAGCAACTCCATCACCTGTAAGTACATCTAATAATTGAGAAGGTGCGTTTGTACCTATTCCTACGTTACCTCCACCGGTAATCACCATTCTTGCAGTATCGTTGGTAGCTATTTGTAACGGAATATTTGTATATCCCCATATGTTGTTAGTATCATCTGAATTACTATGCACTATGTCTAATTTTGCGGTGTCACTGTGATTTGTAATAGATAAACCACTACCACCAGATTGACTAGATTCGGTGTGTTTTAATTTTAAAGGTACTTTGTTACTTTCGTTGGTTGATAATTCAACTGTTTTATCAGTTGTGTTAAATATAAAAAAGGGTGAACTACCTATTTGGTTAGTGTTAGTACCATATGCTACTCGACCAGTTGTCGCAGTACCACCAATACTTCCTCCACCAAGACTAGATAAATCTACAGTTCTTGTTGGTTGATTGTCACTTTGAGTTAATTGTAATTCACTATCTACTAACGTCAAACCTGTTACGTTTGAGCCTGAGACATCTCTCAGAATGTTCTTCTTTCCGTGTGCTAATCCAAAGCGATTTGATAGTGGCATTATAATATACCTACGTCACGTAGGTTAAAAAAGATTGTGGGGGTTTTTATACAGACCCCCAACTGTAAACCGTGCTCCGAAGAGCTGATTATCTATCTTATGCAGTGTTAATAACAACTACACCAGTTTCAGGTCTAATGACCTTTAGTCCGTATCTCATAGACATATAAGAACCGACAATTCCGAAACCGGGGTTTGCTTCTTCTACAGTCAATGGGCGTCTTTCGACGTAAGCCATTTGTTTGACACTAGAATCAAAGATACCGAACCTTGAGGCTGGTATCCAAGCACTTGTGTAAACGTTTAGACCGTATATTTGTCCGACAAGTCCGTTAGCGGATGTGTCTTCGAATATACCCATTTGACCACCAGCGTCTCGTGGACCGGGGTTGACTACACTTGCACTGTTTAATGCGGTTGTGAAATCAGCCAAGTCTAATAGAGACCTGTAGTGTGCAGGTGATATGAAAATCGTGTCTGCGTTGTATCCCATATTTCCAATCAATTCAATTGCGTTGGTAATATCGGCCAATCGTAGTTTACCTGCTGTTGCGTCAGTAGCGGTCACGTAGTGTGGCTTAACTAGTTGTGCGTCAGAAGTAAGACCATAGTTGTATAATCTTCCTGTATCGACTGCACCACCTGAAGCGATAAATCCACCGTAAATATTTTCAGAGAAATCGGTAATAGAACCTGTACCATTTTCTCCAGTATTTACACCGATGTTTGAACCGCTTACACCTGTACCTAGTGTAGCGTCAGCTAAACCTAATAAGGCGTAAATGACGTGCTTTTCTAAATGCCTGTCTACTGCTCTGCGTGCTTCGTTAAGGGCCAATTCAACTTCGTTAAATCGGGAATCCTCAATCATTCTACGGGTAACACCCACTGCAATACCCCACTCGCGGACAGCCACTCTTTCAGAGCGCATCTTTGTGTGTTGGTATTTAGGAGTGGAACCTTCGTCTATCTGTTCCATATTCATTGATGGAAGACCAAATGTAATATCTATGTCTCCACCAGTGTCAGTTGTCATACGTTCTGTGAACAAGCTGATTGCAGGGATATCGGTTGTTCGATAATCGACGAGTGCGTCTTTATAATCAATAAGGACTCTCTCTCCTGTACCGCCTGTTGCTGCGTATGAACCTGTGTTATTGGATGTTAGTATACCTTCTTGTGTTGTAACCATAATAATCACTTATTCCTTATAGAATCACCTTCTTTAAAGATAATCCGTCACCGGTTGCTAATGCTGAAGTTTCTGCGTAGATTCCTACTGCTTCTGCTTTTTGCTTTACAACGGTTGTAGCGGCTTGTAAGTACATTGCTGCACCTTGAACTGCTACTTCTGCTCCGGGGTTAATGTTTCCTGAACAAAATGTTCTTAACAATACTCCCTTCCCTGTTACTACATTTACAACGTTACCAGATGTTGCTGCGGTTAATGATACTCCAATACCTTTGGCTCCACTCACTTTTACTGGTTGGATTTGTCCATTGGTGTGTTGAACTACATAATCACCTGCTGCAATAGTCTCGTTTGCTATAAATGGTAAGATGCGGCTTGGTGCCCCACCATCGTTTACAATTATTTCTGTTGCCATAATTTAATCACCTATTTCCTATTAAATCGGATTTCTCCGTTTTTATTCATAGAGAACATTCTCTCTACTTCAGGTTCGGCCTCTACGGCCTTTTCTTCGGAATCTTTGGCTATACCTTTACCGAAAGTTTTTTCAGTTTCTGGTAACTCCATAGATTCTAATGCTTCATAAAACCCTGAAAGTTTGTTATCTTCCCATAGAGCTAATTCTTCAGTTCGAGCGGCTTTGTTATCCTCTTCGACTCTTCCCAATAGCAATTCTTTAGAGATGACGTTACCAACAAGTTCGTCTTTGACGCGCTTTGCTTCAGCAACTTGTCTCTCCTCTTCTGCTTTTTGGAATTCGGCGACGAGTTTGGTAGCCTCTTCGTACTTACCTTCTAACTCTTTATGGGCGGTTGTAACTTCTTCCAGTTGCTTTTTGTATGAAGCAAACTCTCTCTCTAAAATCTTTTCAGATTCGCTTTTTACAACTTCCTCGCTCATATTATCGACCTCTTTGTGTTCACCGTCGTGGTCACATTGGCACTTATCTTCTGAAGGCCCTCCACAACCACAATCATCCTTGGTTGCAAATTCCCTTTCAGTTTTTGTACCGCATTCCGTGTCAATCGTGCATTCCCCACAGACGGGCGTTGCTATTTCATTATCTATAAATGAAACCTCAACCGGCCTGATGTTAGTGGCATAAGAATCGCCCATAACATCGACATCCTTCGAAAACCAGTCTATACTGACGTGAGTGATGTCACCGCCTTTAACTTTCTCTATCACTTCAGCTGTTCTTTCTGTAGGTTCAAATACTTGAGCCTGCATCGTAACAGCAACTTTTCCATTATCCATCTCCTCAATTTGAGGATTAAATGCCTTTCCGATTAAATCTTCAGGCGTTCTTTGATGAGTGTAATATATAGGCAGTTCATTGAAAGCTTCTAAACTTTCTTTAAGAATATTTGGTTCAATGAAAACTTTTTGTTCTTCGCCATCAACTTCATAGTCGTGTCGACCTGAAGTAATAGCTTTGATAGGAAACTCCCAAACATCCCTCTTTTCTTTAGAAGATTGTTTAATCTTTTCCACATCTAATTTGAAATCCATAGCAAAACTTCTTTGGGTCTCAGCGCTGTTAATAGTTCCAAATTCTTTTTCTTCACCATTCTCTTCTGCCCACATTAGGCACATTCCCTTTGCCATAGCTTCGGGATTGTCTACTCCTCTCTTTTTAAGTCGAGGACCTAACTCTAATACACATCGTTCAAACGTCGTCATACAACTACCTCCACAACCTCTTCTTTCTTAATTTTCTGGTTGCTTTGCTTTCTCTTGTTACCTGATTTATTTTTAGAAAGTCTTTGTTCTGTTCTGCGACCTTCTTCTTTTTTATCTTTATCCCTGCCTCCACTAAGAGGTATATTTGGGTCAGTAGGTTGCATTTCTACAACTCCTTCTTTATCTAAACCTCTTTCAGCTCTTACTTCTCCAGAAGCTAATACACCTTCTGATAGATATATCATATCTGTTTTAGCTTTTGTAAATGCGTCTTCTAAGTTGAGTGCACGGAAAACAAAACGGGCATCGCCAAGTTGTGGCATTAGTTGTGAATTAATTGATGATTCTACAGCTTTTTGTAAATATTTAACATAAGGTTCAAAAATAGGTCTTGCCTCAGCAGGGTTAGACCACATTGTTCTTGGTACCTTTAAAGCCATATGTATTTTATCTAATAAATCATCTGTGTATTTACCATATTCAAAGGCACGGTCAGTACCTTCGAGTTCTTTGATTTGAATATCGTTACCGTGAATTATATCTTCACCGGGTTCTAAAGTATTAAATGTTTCAACAATCTCATTAATCTTATCAGGACCATAGGGCATATCAGGCAACCCGCAGGAAATGTCGAAACGTGAGACCGCATATTTGTTAAGAGCGGCACCGATGTCACGCTCTGCATAATCTTTTAGGTCTACTAAGTATAAAATAGTATGGATGTCTGAAAGCCCATACGCATAATCATCAAAAGGATTGTTTTGTAATTCTACTATCTCATCTGGGTCAAAACGAACATCTTCTTGGTCAGCGCCTACAGATTGGTAGTACCACATTACTTGACCGTGTTCGTTTCTTTTAACATACATATTTTGAGAAGAACGTAGAACTAGGTTGTCTCCAGTCCATTCCAAATAACCTGAACCAAAGATTCGAGCATTACGTAGCCAACCATAGATTGTCATATCAATATTGATATCAACAAACATCTTCTCTATTTTTTCTCTAAGTTCCTTATCTTCAGTAACAATATCATAACCATCCTTTACTGCATAAAGACAAGGTAAATCAATTAAAGAACGTACAATTGGGTCTGATAAATAAACATTCATATAAGTTCTATTGTCACCTATATGCTGTTCGTAATTTCTTTGTCCCTGACTGTGGGAAAGTTTTAATCTTCTTATAACACCGTCTCCAAAGCTACGCGGGTCATCCTTTTTTGTATTAGGATTACTGCCCGTAACAGCAAAAATGCGGCGTATTCTATCACCAAGACCCATTGGTATCAAATAATAAATAGACGGGTCTAATATTTAAAGTTATGCTCATAAACCGCGTATATATCGCTTTCCAGAGCTAGAATTGCGTCTTCCAGAGGTTGTTAATGTACTCCTACTGTGTCTTCCGCGTCTTGTTTTAGATTTCTTTTTAACGGTCACTGTACTAAGACTTGCACTAGCAGGTAACATTGAAAGTGCAGAGTGTACACCAATTACGCTACTATCACAATAATCATCGTGTTTTCCGTTTGGAGCAGCTATCTTTTCCGTTTTTTGGGTGTTATCCATAACATATTCTAAATCACAGTGTTCCCTATACCATTTCCACATCAATTTTTTGGCTTCACCTTCTTGGTAATCGGGTGTAGGAACCCTGATAGCAGTTTTTTGCACAAATGATACATAATCACGATAAGCATAAGTTTTTGACCCCCTTGGTCCCCCAGTAAATACGAAAGGTATGAAATGTATACTTCTTGGAATACATTCTAACCTTATATCCTGTTCTACCGCACCCCCAATACCTGTCGCGTCGATAATAACACGAGCAGCAGAAAAGGTATCAGCCACAGACATAATTCGTTCTCTTTGATAAGGAATATCGTGTCCTCCAGACTTTGGTCCGATTTCTTCCAGATAGATAAGTCGTGCGATATTGCCGTCATCCAACTTTTCAGTACTCCATACACTAATAACAGTAGAATTGACAGATTTGCCAATGTCAACAGCCACAGTATTGTTTTTTCCTGTTTGGACAATGGAATCGACCGTTTGTTGTGTAATGAGTTCATAGTCGTCAAAACATCTCCTTATATTTTCTGGTATAAATACATTTGATATACTTTCCACGAATTCACATTCATATTCAGTTTTCCAGTGTATAGAGTCTTCACCCCATTCAGTCATTTTATTCAACATCTCCTCCTCTTCATAAGGAGCAGTATAAGCTTCACCCTTAACAATTGCATTTCGCCAAGTATAATGTAATCGAGTAAACGTATCTTCGTACCCTTCGTCATACAAATATCGGTACATATGATTATCTTTACTCTTGGGTGTACCAAGGTTGATAAACGGCGCCTTATTCGCTACAATGGCAGGTTCAACGTTGTCGATAAACAACTCGTCTGCTATTAAAGGTGACTCATCCACTATTAAAAGTGTTGGGTGCTGTCCCCGAATAGATTGTCCTTGGTTAGAAGGCGCTACGGGTGCCCTACGCAGGATTGTGCCAGCTTTCATCTTGATATGAGGCTTGTTATGTAGTTTATAATTACCGACTAGACTATCTAAAAATGCATTATCCCTAAAATGACGCAGTACATAATCAAAAATCAGGGCGCACTGGTCTTCTGTAGGTGCTAAAACGAACACAAGGTCCCTAAATCGGTTAAAAAACATAAAAATAACGGCTGCAACAGACAATGCCCAAGATTTTCCACTACCTCTAGGTGCTAAAATCGCTAATTTTCGGTGTTTATCCGGATTTCCGTCAGGATATGTCAAAGATTTGACTACAATGTCCATTTGTAGCGGTCTTAATCGTAAAGGTCTCTGTTGTTTGTCTAATAAATAGGTTTGACAGAAGGCTCTTACTAGTTTTTCCATCTTTTTTTCATCTTTACGGACTTCTCCAAAAAAAGTGGATAGGTTTTGCGAATCAAATTTGTTAGGTCCACTTAAAGCGGCCTTAATCTCTTTCGTCTGGTTCGCTACTGGTATCATCTTGTTCCAACTCCCCTAAGAAGTTCATAAAGTTTTCGGTCTTTTCTTCCACTAAAGTAGGTATTTCAATATTAAGAGCACGAAACTCAGTATGAATATCGCGAACAATCTGGTTTCTTTGTTGCAATAACTTTGTTCTAGCGTTAACATCCCGAATACATAGAGAAATTTCTTCCCAAAGCAAGTCTTCAATAACAAGATTTCGTGCCAAAAGTCGTACAAGTTCTTTATGACGTTCATATTCTCCTTCTCCGACACGTTCTCTTAAACGTGAAACATAATTCTCAACTTGGTCTTCCATTTACCACTTCACTTTATTAGCCCAATATGCGGCTGACATTTTCCCTTTCTTTATATTCTTTGCGTGTCTAGCTTTGAAAGACTTTCTTCGTGCTTTCTGTCTAGCTGACTCTCCCTTCTTTGGTTTACCCGCTGTCTTAACACCCTGTTGACCAAATCTAATAAGTTTAGTTTTAGTTCCTTCTTTAGCTACAACTACGTGTGACTTTTTAGGATGATTAGGAGTTCTCTTTGGTTTGTTATACCCTGATACTCCTGCTCTTGCTAGTTTTGGGTCTTTCTTTTTCTTTGCTGCCATTATTTACCTCTTTGTTTCCTTGCTACAGATTGTGCTTTTTTTGAAAGTTCTCCATAGTGAAATATTCGTACAGATGATTTTGTATGTGTTTTACCAGAGTGTATTTGGCCGTTTGGCATTTTGTGTACTCCGCCTTTGAATACAGTACCATCTTTCTTGTAATGTTTTCTCATTAGTATTTCCTCTTCATTTTTTTAGTTGCTTTTTTCTTTTTGTAAGCCATTATTTAGCCCTCCTTACTGCCTTTCTTACTTTTTTAGAGTATTTAGCACGACTACCAACTCCCCCAGCTTTACGTTTTTTACGATTTGATGCTGCCTTTTGACTTGGTGTCATTTTATCTCTAACACTCTTGGGTAGGTAACGTCCTCTTTTTGATTTAGGTTTTTTTGCATCACTCTTTGTAATATAGCCCCATTTTTGCTTACCCCATTTTTTTAGGGACTTCTGGGACTTTTTAAGAGCCATTAACGGTATCCTCCGCCTTTAGCTTTATATTGTTTAGCTAACATTTGAGCTTTACGTGCTGACCATTGACCGGGTGCACCACCCTTACTGCCAGCTTTAATTTTTTGAAATAACCTTTTTCTCATTGTAGGTTTAGTGTAGTTACCAGCTTCATTAACTCTAGATTTTGCTTTAGTTTTTTTTGCTGGTGATTTTCGTTTTGTTGTCTTGCGTTTGGCTGCTTTCTTTCTAGGTGCCAATTTAATTACCGCCACTAGATAAAGTTGCAGGTGATTTTACAAATTTAGATTTGTCTTCGGTAGCATTTACGTTAGGCGTATCTGCTCTTCCACCTAAAAACAACATATTAGGGTCGTCTCTTTTACTGACACTTTCGTCGTATTCTCTTTTGGTCTCTGCCATAATTATTTCTTCCCTTTTTTGGTAGGTTTGCAATTATCACACTCTTCACAACAAGCCAATAAGTATTCTACTTGTTCGTGTAATCCTGCTAGTTGTTCTGCCAAGTCAGCTATTTCGAAATCATTCATTTTTTAGCCTTCTTTTTTGATGCAGCTTTCTTTTTAGCTGGTGCCTTTGCCTTTTCTTCTACTTTCTCCTCAACAACAGGTTCTTCTGCTGCTTTTAGTGGAGCCTCGTCTATTATATTTCCGTGCCTATCTCTCTTAGGAGCTGGCATCTCTCTTGCGTGTAATTGTGTCATAATTGACCTCCTTACAAAAAGTAGGCTACGTCAACATATAAATGTTTCGGTCACTTTTTGCTTTCCATCTTATGTTCTTGCTCTTGTGCTTTAGATTCTATTTGTTGAGCTTGTTTCAATACCGAATTATTATAGTCGATAACCGATTGAGCTTTAATTTTATAGAATGCTGTTTTCTCTGCTTGTTCTTGTTTCCAAACGTCTAGAGCATCTTTGATAATAAGAAGGGCTGGCCCCCCTAGAATTGCTATCAAAGTTGTATATCCTTCAATTTGTTCAAGAACAGAGTTATCTTGCAGTCCTCTGTGTATAACAAAACCTGCAAAACCAACCCAGAGTAAAACTAAAGGTACAGCAATCATAAACATAAAGATGTCGTTGAACGTTATTCCTTCCTTTGCTTGATTACTCATATGTTCAGTCCTCCTTTCTTTCTTTACTGGTTTCTTTTTTGGTATCTTTGGTAGTGTAGGTACTTGTTTCGATAGACGTTTTGCAATAGCAAGTAACATCATTATAACAATAATCATACCCAGAAAAGCAGAAACAACTGCCATTACCTCTAAAAATGTCAATGCCCATTCTATCACTCCTCCTCACCTACAAAATCTTCAAATGTACTTTTCTTTATCATTGCTTTTACATCGTCTAATTCTGCGATAATCTTTCCTAACATATTGGTAAGAACTAACATCTCGTTTGCTTTCATTCTTCCTCCAATTTAAACGCTTCATTTTCATCATTGTAGTACGGGTAATTTGTAATACTTGTAACATATTCGTATTCTCCCGTGTTATTCCAATCAGCTAAGAAACTTGCATAAAAATAATAAACTCCGTCCGTATGATTATCGAACGTTTCCTCATATGGTTCTGCTCCCGAATCTAACCAATGAGTGTCTTCAACCCATCCTGACACATTAAAGAAATGTTCCTCATATACAAAAGTGTCGTACATTAAGGTCGTTTCGTTTTCCTCTTCGTTAATGAAAAAGTGACCCACGTCATAATACACCAACACAGGTAAAGGCTCGTCAGAATCATCACAATTAGTGTCCATATCGACATAAATATCTAAAGTGTTATACTCCCTCGAATAGTTACCATACTCTAAGCCATTCCATAAAACTAACTGGGTATGGTTGCAATGGTTTTCTTCGTGTTCGTATTCACAAGAACCATCGTCTTCAGTTGCCCTATCGTTATAGTTGTTGGCATCAATATCCATACACCCATAAACTGTTTCATTAGTTTGGGTTTCGTTTCCAGTACCATTTTGATTTAGGTATTGACAACGCCCGTTATCGTGAGTAGCCTGTGCGTCGTAGTTCGTGGCGCTCGCATCAGTACATCCGTATTTAACTGGTGGGGGAAATACGCAACTCCCATTATCAAAGTCAGCATCTTTCTTGTAATTGATAGCAGTTGGGTCCATACATCCCCCTTTCAAAGCCGGTTCGTCTTCGCCACCACCCCATATCTCACTAAACTGGTCAAGGTCTACAGTTCCGCTTCCAAACATAGCAAGTAACAATACGGTTAGTATTGAACCTACTTTTTGACCTAGTTTTGTCTCGCCAATCTTATCTGCAGCTTTTCCTACTGTTTCAAAAAGTCCTTCATCTTCATCATCAGGACGAGGTCCGCCTAATCCTAAGGCTTCCCTTTCTTCAGCAGAAATTACACTTATGGCACCATAATCATCACGAGACATACCATTAACTTGGTTGGAATGACTTATAAAGTTTTTGTCAGGAGCTCTATAGTATAGTACTATATAGTACCAAAATACCTTAACATATGCTTTCTTTGCTTAACGTATGCAGTAATACCAAACCTTTATATAGATTCTAGATATGTTAAAAAAATATGAAAGAAACTCAAAGTGACTCTACAGTCACGTACACTGTCAGTGTCAACACTGAAATAGAACCCGAAACAGAAGATATAGACTGGACTCCAAGTGACCAACGTTTATCTCCTTCTAAAATAAATACTTTTTTGCACTGCCCGAGGCAGTTCTACTATAAGTACATTGAAAAGTTACCAGACCAACTAACGTTGCACCTTTTTCGCGGTACCATAGTTCACGAAATACTTGAAGATATATTTGAAAAAGAATTTAAGTATCCTAGTCGATGGCGAAACGGCGAACCACAAGAATGGGCAGTCTTAGAGTTCCGTAAAAAATGGGCAGAACGTAAAAAGAAAATGCCGTGGTTATGGAAGAACCCCGACATTGACGGCGATGTTATGGAAAGGGAAACTATTGACCTTCTGGTTAACTACTGTGCTCGTATCGAAAAGAAACTGTATGAATTAATGGATTGGAAAGTTGCGCGGTCTAAAGATATGGCGTTTAAACAACTTAAACCAACATTCGCCGAGATGCGTGTCCACAATAAAGAATATAAAATAATGGGTATTATCGATGTTATCCAAAAAGATTTCGAGGGTAATATCTCTATAGTTGATTATAAAACCAGTAAGCGATACGGGGGCTGGTTGCCGGATGATTACTACCGTCAATTAATAATATATGCCCTATTGTACAAAGAAGAAACTGGGGTAACCCCAAAATTCGCGGGTATCGATTGGTTGCGGTATGACGATTGTTATTTTGTCGCAGTTAACGACGGTATTATCGAAGAAGCGCGGGAACTTATTAAGAACGTGCATAACGAATTGAAAAAAAGGGGGGACGACATTGAGCAGTACGAAATGGTTCCCCAAAATCTTTGTAAGTGGTGTGCCTTCTATAAGAAACCCTGCGAACCAAAAGGTATATATAGTAAGAAAAAGTGATATTATAATGGGTGACCACAATGGCACCCACCTCGAGGAAAAATATGGCAAACGAAACAAATAACGAGACTGCTGCAAATAATACAGCTGGTGATACTAATATGACCGCTGATATTCTAGCAACAGTAGAAGAAAGTGGTTTGTTAGAAGAACCAATGGTTCTCGCATTGCTAGGTTGCGTCGCCGCTTTAGTAGCTTTTGTGTGTTACACGAATCCTGCTGTAAAAGCTGCGGTAATGCCACTTTTGAACCCGTACTTAAAAAAATACGATGCTCAAATTGATGCACTGCTAGAAGAAAATCTAACAAAAGCTCAGGCAAAAGTCTACGAAAAACTTGATGAAACACTCAAGGCTCAAGTAAAAGACGACTTACTGCGTAACGTAGTTCTTACAGCTTGGGACGAAAAAGATGATGAGTTGAAAGGTCTAGTCAAAGGCAAAGTTAAAGCTGCCCTAGACGAAGCTAAGTAATCTCTTCTCCTTCGGAAAACCTACGGGGACAGGGTTCAAAATTTGTCCCCAATTTTTTTTAAACATCCCTGCATCATTCAAAATTCTCTAGTGTTTGTTTGAAGGGGTGGACTACTGTATGTAAAGACAAGGAAGAGATGTATAGACCCTACCCTTATACATATACATTATAATAATGAATGTATAATTATTATACAGGAGATATAATATGAAAACAAGAGAAGAAATCGATATTATAGAAGTAAGACAGTCAGTCCGTAAACACAGACAGGCTACACACGACACACAGATGAATAGATTCATCAGGTGTCAAGAACGAAGACAAGTTGGAAGAAACAAACCAACTACACTCGACGAGTTCATCAAAGCTTATCCAGTAAAGCTTGAGTCTGGGAAGACAATACAAAAGAACAAACCTGTATGCTCTAAATGCAAAGGGCAGGGAGTGTTGACTATGTATCTACACAGAGATAATGGCAGGTGCTATCAGTGTCAAGGCACTGGTAGCTCTACTACTGTTAACTGCACTGGGTCTCCACAATGCAGACATTGTGAGGCTATACGCAGGGAAGCTTACAAGAACGGGGGTAATTACTACTAATGCCTCAATATCGTGACCTACACCAGTGTAAGACAAAGAAAAAACCTGTATCCAAGAAGATGCAAGAGTTAATAGATAAAGAAAAGGCGTCTTATAGTAAGGCATCTTAAGTATGAAGACAGACTACACGCTTGAGTGGTTAGACTTCTATGCCTATGAGTTAAAGAAGAAAATCAAAGAAGCAAGAGAGAAACTTGAGAAAGCAAAGAATGAACGAGGGTCTAACAATACCAATGAGATTAACGAATAATACTATGAGTATATCTATTATACATCATAGATTAATGATGATGTTTATAAATACACGATTCAGTTGTGAGTTGGTCACACTACTGTCTATGCACAAGACCAATCTGTATACAAAAAATGAGTAAGAAACAAGAAACAGAAAAGCAAACTGCGTGGAATCACGTGGTGGTAGAAGAGTCAGGTGGCAGAGGAACCTATTTCGATATGCCTGATGACAAGACTAAGTATGGAACAGGTCACGCAGAAGTAATTCTCCGTGCACTTGGATTCAACGACTTAGATAACAAGAAACATTGGTTAAAAGATAACCGTCCACACGGTAGTCGAAGAGACATCGGAATTGCAGTATCTAATATTGCAAGAATGAAAGTCACAATGAACTCTGAACACACTGAGGGACAATACCCAAGAAAGTTAGTTGCACTGAACAAACAATGGTTTGATTCTGTGTTCGCTCCTGAAGTCCACAAACTACAGGCACTCCGTGGTAATCCTAAAGTAAGACAGAAACGCAATACAATTGAGATGTTAACTAACCAAGTTAGTCACCTCGAAGGCAATCAAGAGGCCTTAGTAGAAGCTGTAATGAAAGAGTCAGGTGGTTTGATTGATGGTGCCCCAGACGAACTCAAAGACACAATGTTGGAATATCTAACAAAACAATATTTAGAAGTCCGTAAATCTAAGTTAGAGGAGCTTAAGAAGAATTAAGTCCATTAACTAATAGTCGTTAGATAAAGAAGCACTGGTGGAGGGATTGGTATGATGCCCTCCGCTACTCTTCATTTTTAGGAGTAAATTATGACAACAATAAAAGACGAATTAATTAAGAAAAGACACAAGGCAAGAACTAAAGTCGTTGAAACACTACAACAAATACAGAGACTCAACAGACTAAACAAGAGAGAGTTTGCAAGAACATTCTACGGACTCACTGATAGTAATTGGAATGAACTCTACATAAGAGACAAATTCAATAAATACTGTGAGGAAGGTTTCCTTTCCGCATATAACAGACTTGACGTGAAGAATTCCAACAGAGTAATAGATATCATAACTGAGGAGGTTTGGTAATGGCACGAAGAAAGAGAGATAAGAAATACTTAGTAAAGATGGAAGTCAGTGCAGTTGCAACTCAAACAATGAGTGGATACATAACTCAAGAACAATTCAATGAGTTTATGAAAGACTTTGATGAATCATATCTAAGATTAGAAGTATCTATGGATGACACTACTGAGTTTACTGATTGGGAATATGACGCATTAGACTTAGAAAGAATAACTATAGAAGATGGTGATTGTTACAAACCAGATTGGTGTTGGTTAAAAGGTGAAAACTTAAATGACCACCCATTAGTAAGACAACAGAAGAAAAGACTACAACGTGTGTCAATAATCGATGAAGAAATAAAAAGGTTACAAAATATGCCCTGAAACTTACTCAGTTCTCACCTGATTGCGTAAGGTCCTGAGCACGACCAAAAACTGCTCAACTTTTTTGTCTTTGCAAACGAAGACACGAAGACAGACCCCGCTTCGCTGGAGCGATATTTTGCTGTGTGCAAGTGAGAATTGCTGGAGCACTTAACCTGTTCGCTGTAGTGAGAACCTGCTCGGGTAGATGAGAACCTTGCTGGAGCATTTAATCGCTTGAGGTATTTCGCTCCTATATAAAGTCTTGTATGGCTGATATATTAAACAAAGCAAGTGCATCCCTCTTTCTTTTTTTGCTGAGGACAGTTAGCGCTGATGAGAAAATCGAGCATAAACTGTCGGTTTTAGTTTGCTGAACTGGTTTGGTGTGTGTGTGAGCGTTAAAAGAAAGTCCCAAAGCATACGTTAGATGACAAATTAAAGCATACGTGTGCCAATAACATATGCTTAGCAGTATATAATAGAGCACTCTCTCTCTTTTTGCTTAATAGAGCCCAGAGCTAATATATCTTGCTTAGTGATACTAGAGCATAATATATCTTAACATATGCTTCCATACATATGCTAAGCATACATAAATTAAGCATACACAATTAAGCCCTATGCTTATATTAGTTAAGGCTCTATATAAGTCCTTGCATATGCTGTATTACCGCGATTTTTCTACGCTGGTGTGAGTCTTTATATATAACCCCGACTATAGAGCATAGTCTATTGAGCAACAGCAACAACAGCAAGACTCAGTAGATAGGAGCAAAGCAAAATGTTAAATAAAACACAGCAAAAACAACTTG